CCTTGATAGACTTTGATCTGTCTTGGCCTCTGATCATCTCTCATTGAGAAACATGTCTTTCATTTCATCGAGATAAAGTTCTCTACGATGTTTTGAAAGGGAGAACCAAAGCAAAGAACCTTTGCATTGTCTTTTGTAAATATACTTTGCAAAGACATTTGGTTTGGTAAATTCTGGAGGCGAGGAGAGTAAATATTCTCTATGCCTATCCGAGAATTCATGAGTCTCAGTGAACCAATCAGGAACTTTGATTTTTTGAAATTTAAAAATTTCAATCAATCGAGACAAAACAAACCAGGAACTCATCTCGCGATGGGTATCCTGTTTCTCTTCATCAATCTGAATAGATTGAGGGAGAAGTGCCTCGAGTTCCTTTCTGGAAAGAACTTCACTTTTTCCAATGTTATCTTTGATAATATTGGAAGTATATTGAAGCTCTTTCTTAGTAGACCTTTTCAGTTCAGTATAACCTTCCTTCTCCTTGATATAATAATACCACGGAAAGAAGAGAGGTATTCTTAGTGAAAGAGGAAGTCCCTCAGCATTACTATTACTACCGTAAGGCTTTGGAGCTTGTCTCATCAAATAAGATAGAAACTCATTCTTTTTTGATAGATCTAAGGAACAAGGTAACGATTGGATGAGAGAGATTCTGTTGGCTGCTGTTGGATTTCTCCATTTGACTCCAGAGAAAAATTTAGTTGGGGTAATGATACTCCCAGCAAATTCGGCTACCTTATCAGAAGAAATACATTTTGGTAAGGAGACTGGAATCTGGAGTAAATTTAAGTACGCTATGTACTTCTTATAGAGATTGAGATCAGATATGACGATATCGTCGCCAAGAATCCGAAAACTATCCTTAGGTGCTTTAACTTCACACCTAAGTGCTTCTACTAGAAGTCCATGTGACACTCCGAAAAGTGGGAATGAGGGGTATAGCCCAAGTGGCTGACCTTTCGACCATTTGACAGTGTTATCATGGTGATATGTCTGTAGGTTTTTTGGTAAATACCACGGACTCCTCGCCACGTCGATAAAGAGATTTAATGCCTCTTCATCCACACCAATCCATCTTGCAATCTTAACTTGTAAGTCAAGAGGAAAATGGTTGGTTGCGTCGCTTAAATCTACACAATGTACCATCTTACCGGCTGAAAGGTTACGTTGAACCCATTCAATTCCAGAAAGTTGGTTGTATGTGCAATCCCAAGGAAGGATTTGTAATAATCCAAAGAGTTGTTTACCCAGACCACGTAACATGATCTGGTAAATACGTCTAGGATTAGCTATAAACCTTGCCTTGAACCCAGGTTCTTGTATGACGGAAACTTGTCCGACACAAAAGTGACTTGGGTGGTTATTAAGTTCTTGACCTTTGAGAGTTGTGAGATATAAATCACCAATAGCATCGTGATATATATCCTCAAACATATCAATGTGATCAATTACTCGCGAACACAGGCAATCTTGCAATAATGCATCGATACCTTCAGGCTCTGTTTTCCCTACAGGACCTAGAGTTCGCCGGGTTGGACTCCAAGGGTATTCAGAATAGTTCATATTCCGATACTTTGGAACCATACCTTTATAACCTTCAGCAACCTTTTTCAAGTTGGGAATATGAATGTTAGGACCTAATGGAGCTTCAACAGAGTTGAAGAACTTTTGGGCTTGTGATTTAGTGACATTTTTTGAAATAAAAGATGTATAAATCAACAAAACATTCATAACCTTGTTCAAGTTACTCATCTGGAAAATTGGTCTAAAAGGACCAGTAGGAATTCCATTTCTACAGGAAATCCATTGTTCCAGTGAATCATCCTTATTCATGACTCTATTAATATAAAATAGTTTCAATGATTTAAGGCGTTGAACAGTCCATTCAGGACCACTTGAAAGAACCCATTTCTGTACTAATTTAAGTATAGGAATGGATACTTCTGGTTTGAGACCAAGGTGACGTAGCCTATCTAACGGTTGGGTATAAAACATACCTTACCTCCTTTTAAGAGTGGTAACCCAAGGTTGAATAGGTTATATTCACC